GGCAGGAGTGTTTTCGTCTGTAAAAAAACTCGTGTGTGGGTAAGGGTTTGCGGGCTTCGTATCGTCATGCAACGCGTCGGCTTGTTTTGGTGTCCTTTTTTTGACCACTCTTTGTGGTTGTTCTTGTGCTGCTGCTATTGCCTCATGTCTGCCCTTGCGTAGCTGGTTACCTAAAGTTGCGCCGCGCGACGCATTACATGGCTTACAACTAGGCACCAAATTTGTTATGTCATTTGAGCCACCGAGCACGTAGGGCACGACATGATCGGCTTCGGTTGCCATGCGGCCACAGCCCCAATTACATAGCGGATTATCGGCTAGTAGTTCCCTGCGCGCTGCTGCATAGGCTTTATCTTGCGTTGTGTGTTGGCGTGGCATTGCTACCGCCCTTGCTTCGCTGCGGTTGCTCTCGAGCTGTGCGCGCCTAAATCGTGTTGGAAATGTTTAACGTGTCGGGTGGTCATTTGTGCCTATCGGGTTGTTTAGTTTATGTCCGAGCCTAGTACGGGTATACCTTCCCGTGTGGGTGCCACCTAGCCACACTCCCGCCCGTTGTTTATTGTCGCGGTTCACGACGCCATTAGTTACTGCTCAAGCGTCTTACACCCACGCCATGCGGTCGTACTGTTTAGCTATGAAATGGGGCGCGCTTGTCTACCCACGCTTGCCGTGTGTTACCCGTCGCCATGCAAGCGGCGTAGGTCTATGCGTCTATAGGTTTTTAGGGTTTGCGTATGCCTTGTAGACATGCGATGCCGATTGAGATTAGCAGTACATACCACGCGAGTAGCTGCACTATTTGGCCTTCGGTATGTTCTTTAGGCGTCCTATTTCGTCCGATGCTTCGGTGAACGTAATACCAGCGGGGGGCGCTGGTAGGCCGCGCTCTGTAAGCATTGTGTTTAATAGGCGTAGTTGTGCGTCTGTTGCTAGCCCGCGCGGTTTGTCGCTGTTGGCATGCGGGAAGTGTGGCGATGCCGGCGCGGCTGTGGCCCTTGAGCCAACTTCTGCGCGCTCTTTAGTTGCCGGGTGGTTATTTGCTTGAGCTGTACGCACTTCGTTAGCTGACGCTATGCCGGTGTCGATACCAAAACCCATGTACCCCAAACAGCGACCGAGCGCCGATGTCGCCCCGTTTTGCTGTTCCGACTCTTTAGTAAACGGTGTGCGCCCGGGCCATACTTCCCAACAGTAGGCGCGGCCCGGTAGTAGATCATCGGCCGACCGAAAGACGGTTACCGCGCATTGAATGTATACGCGTTCGCCAATAGTAATTAGTTCGGGTGCATCTTCAACTATGCGTAAATCGGGGTGTTTATGTAGCGCAAGGTTTAGGCGGTGTTTAACGTCTACATATTCGGATAGATCAAAACTCACGTTTATACCGTTTGCCTTTGTAGTCCTGCGCCAGTTCGTATGCTTTAACGGCCTCGCCGTCGTTTAACGCTTTAGCTAGTGTGTCTGCCCATGAACGGTAAAACCCTAAATCGCTGGCGTATTCGCGCCATGCGTCACGGTCGGCGGTCATTACTAGCAGCTGCTCTTTTAATGAACTATGAAGGCTGGTTGGGTCATCTACCCATTCAATTTTACGCGGTACGCCGTCGTAGCTGTCGCTCATTACCAGCCGCCTAAAATCCTGCGTATGGCTGCCACGTCGTCAAGCTGTGTATAAAGCGTGACGCTAGTTAAACCAAAATCAAGCGTTATAGCTGTAAACGTGTCGTGCTGTCTTACTAGGCACTTTATGTTTTCTTTTGTCACGCCGTGTATGCCTATGTTGCCTACGTTTATTTCGTCACTCATCGGTAATACCTATCGCGCTTTTCTTTTTGTTTGTCATTTTCTATTTCGCGGTTCATTCGCCGCATTGCTGCGTAAAAGGCGTGGCACGTCCAACCAAAAAACATTGTTACGAAAAATTGAAAGTTAGTCATTAGCGACCACCCATACGGTAGCCATAGCGCCCGTAGACGTTTCGCGGCGGCGGCCCGAGTCGATTAGCCAACCTTCGGCGGCTAGGTCACAGATACGGGCCGACACGCTGTTAAACGGTAATGAGATTAGGCGGCGGGTTTCGTCTGCTGTTAGGCCGTTAGTCGAGTCTTTAATTATGTTGTAAATCCGTACACGGGCTGCGCCTGATTTGCCTAAAGCTCGCCGCGCTGCGTCTTGACTAACGGGGTTTTTGCCCGGCACCGTGTGATTGGCGTCTAGTGGTGGGCGTTCTGCCCTGTAACGCTCAATGGCTGTACGCATGGCTTCGGCTATTGCTACTTCAGACGGTGGCATATCTATTACGATGCGGTCAAATAGTGACGGTTGCATGTTCATAGTCCGGCCTCGTTAATGCGGCGCTCGAGATCCATAGCAAATACGTCGAGATTATTAGCAGCTGCTAAAAGGTCGGCTACTAGCTGGCCGTCATCGAACGCGTGAGTTTGTGCATGGCCTCGTAAATCACGGGCTAAAACCGTTAGCGGTTTGTATTGGCTAGCAATTTGCCAGCCGGGTTTATGGTTGTTCATTTTGTCGGGTTACCTTTCGTCGGGAAATGTGCAAGCACCATAACAGATTATGAATGGGGCGTGTGTCATTTACCCGATGTTGCGCGCCAGTTGCCTAAGCCTTTACCGCCGTTGTATAACACGGCCGCTACTTTAAGGTTGCACTCGAGCTTTAATAGCGCTGTAGACGCTTGTAGACGCGGTACGCGGCATGTTTGCATGGTGACGGTGCGCCAACTGCTGTTTATTTGTAACGCCCCTAAATCGCGGGTGCCATTATGACGGATTACGGAACGGCTAGCGGGGTTGCATCGTGACTCGCGGTACATGATCGGGCCAAAGATTTTAGGCGGTAGCCCGTGTGCCTTTAGTTGTGTATGAAACTGTGCACAATCTTTAACCGGTGCGGCGGCTGCTCGAGTTGGCACCGCAAACGTACATAGCAGTAGTGGAAGTAAAAGTATTTTGGGCATTGTTCTAGCCTTTCGTCGGGTGTTAAAAACCCTAGCGAATAGGGCTACCGATGTGGGGGCAATGCCCTAAAACCCTTACGGCTTAGGCAAACTACGCCACGCTGCCTCGAATTTGGCAGCGTCGGCGGCCATTTCTTTAGACAATTCCGTATGGTGCCAGCGAGGTGAGCCCTGATAGCTACCGGCGTTATCTGTGGCCGTGAATATCTTTACCCCGGCTTTACCTTCACCACGTGAGCAACGGTACCCCGCGCCGTAGTCACCGTAGGCGTACCAATGAAGCTCGACTATGCCCATGCGTTCTGAGTGTTGGATAGTCTTGCCGTCGATGATCGAGCTACCTAGCAGCCAGTCCCATATAACGCGCGCTTGTGCTTCGTCCTTGTATTGAGTGTCGGCCGCCGCCCCCGTCGCATGCGTAGATAATGTCGGGGGTATAGATCCATTTTTAGCGTTGCGGACTACATAGGTGCCTAATGATTTGGTGCCCCAACGTTTGCCCATTAGCTCTACAAATTTTGCAATGCCGGGGGTTTCTTTACCGCCGTCGTAAGCGGGGTAATAGGGATACGGGCGGTTTGTCATGGTGCCGGTGGTGTCTTGTCTTTAAGGCCGTTACCAGCTAGCAAGCCAATTAGGCCGCCGGAGAGTGTAAGCAACATAGACGAAAGTACCGAAATTTGCGCGGCGTCTAGTTCGGCCATTTTTTCGGGCTGCGTAACAAAAAGCAAGCCGTACAAGATTGTAAATACTGATCCAACAAATGAAAGCGTTAGGCCTACAGCCACAATCATTACAATTCGTGCTTTTATTTCTTCGTTGCTATGTCTGTTGTCCGGTTTCATCGGCATTTGCCACCTTCTGCGTAACGGGGTGCGGTTGTTGTCTCTGATGTTGTATCGGTTATTGCGCTTAGTGCTTTGTTTTTAGTAGGGGCACAATGTAGACGTTCTCGATCAACGCACGCTGTAAGCGATGCTACAAACACCAATAAAACTAGGCTTTTTCGTATCATGTCGCGCCAATGTCCTCGATAACAAAAGTTGAGTTATTAGAAGCGGCGTTAGTATTAAACGTTCCCGAGTTAGTAATTCCATAGGCGCGAACTTTGCGCAAAATAGTCCCACTCAAACCGTTTTCCATGTAAGAAACCGTCCAAGAATGAGTATCACCGGCAGGAAATAAACGGCGCGCTTGATATTTAATCGTGTTAGCGGCATCGGTTACTTCAATAAGCATCGGGTTCATGCCGGCGCCTGTATAAATATCGTTTAACGTTAAAGTAATTTTGTAAAGACGGGTGGAGATAGCCGTCCACGAAATAGTCATACCTGACACGTCACCACCTGCCGCCGAAATTGTTACCGGTGTTGTCGTGTTGCGTACATAGCCGCTACCCGATGTACCGCCAGCGGTTGCCGTGACTATGCCCCAAGGGAAATTAGAGGCCTGCGAAGCTGTAAATATATTTCCACTTACGAACGTTGTATTACTTGCCATTGTTTTTTTTCCTTAAAATGCTAGGAGATTTGCGTCCAAAATTCCAAATATTGCGTTATCGAGTGTAAGGTACTGATTTCCGTCGGTACTCTCAAAATTGTATGAGATTATATGGCTTTGTGGGGTGATGCTATGCGAAACACCCGAGACTATAAGGGTTTGCGAAACTGTAGATGGCGTGCCCGTTGAGTAGGCCATAACTACGGTTGCGATACTTGTTAAGTCAAGCGCTAGGCATATGTTTTGGTTGGCAGCTGTTAAGGCTGTTAGCTCTGTGGAAATGCCAGTAAATCGTAATATTGGGTCTTGGTACTTTCCGAGTAGATAATTACCTAGCGCGGCCACCTCGCTTACGGTGTCGTTTAAGAGATTTGTTACCGCGTATTGTTGTGTTTGGTATGCCGCTATCGATGTTGCGTTACTTGTGGTTTGCACCGCGCCGGCGGGGCTTTGGGTAATTATGTAGTTGTATAGCAGCTCGTCGCCAAATTGGTTTTCGATACTTTGCATTGGTAGGCCTGTGCCGGTGGTGTTAAACGTGGCCCCGGATACCGGGTTTAAGACAGCTGTACGGCCCTTAAAAGTTAAAGTACCGGCCGCCGACATGTATAAATAACCTTGCTCGCTTGTGGTTACTTGCTGTAAATAGTTAAGTACTTCGGTGTCTTGCGCGATTGGGTAGGCCCCTAAATAACTTGAGCCGGTGCCTATCGCCCGCGCGCCTTGATAGTTAATCTCTGAATAGTTAAGCACCGTGTTTACGCGATCGCTAGATAGTTCTCGGGCGGGGGTTACAGCGTTTAGGGCTTGATTGGCTAGCACCGTAAAAGCGTCGGCACATTGGGCGTACATGCGGTCGCCGTTGGGTTGTATGTCGTAGGCTAAATTCCAATCGGTAATTAGCCCGGTGTAAATTGGTATTCCGTTGCTGCTAATAACTATAGGGTTGCGTGGTAATACTCCAGTTGAGTTATACGGCGCGCCCTGCCAGTAGGGGCTACTTTGGTTTAACGGGTCAAGTATCCGGCTTGAGTTGTTAAATACAACGGTTGCGGTACCGGCGTTAAATTGGTCTAGTTGGCGGTTACGGCCGCGCGTGACTGTTACCGACTCGACAAGATAGGTAAGGTCGGCAAAAGCAATACCACCTAAAATGCCGGTATCTAATTGGTTACGGGGTATGTTTAAGCCGTCTAGCTGTAAGGCGTTGCCAAACCCTGTAGTAGTCGGAAATCCGACGCTTACGGTAGTAACTGGTACGGTCATGCCGGCGCAAACACGGCACCGCTACGGCGTTGGGCCTTTTGGATTAGCTCTATGAGTTGCTGGCCGATTTGGTCGGGCGATGAAATTACTCCTGCTGAAACGGTGATATTTATATCCCCGCCGCCCATGCTGCCTAAACGATCTAACGGAATTATTGCCTCTGCCCCGGCCTCGCCCGCAATAATCGACGTTGGGCGGGTAACTACGCCGCCCTCGGCCATAAGTACGCCCATACCAAAATTTATACCGGCTAACGGGTTAAGGCTGCCGCCACCCATGATGGTATTAAAATCGCCAGTAAAACCGCTTGTAAGCCCTGCTACGCCGCCGGCTGTGCTGACGGTGCCTAGCTTTATGTTGTATGTCTCTACGACGGCCTGAATACCAGCTACTAGGTTTGTGCCTGCGGTTACGCCCGCTTGGTAAAATTGTTTTGCGCTGTTTGCGCCTACGGTGTCGGCGATTGCTTGTACGTCTGCTGTTAGCGCATTTGCTTCAAGAATTGCGCCGGCGCTGCCTAATAGTTCTTGGGCTATCGCGGTGCCACCGTCTACGCCTGCGGCTAGTACTTGCTGTAGGGCCGACTCTGAAAGGCCAGCAGCTAATAGGCGATTAACAAGCACGCCAAAGTCTTTAACTTTATTGGCCTGTACTTTTAAGTTGTCTAAAAAGGTTTTGGGCGTTGATTGTGCGTCGTTTAGTTTTTTATTGGCTGTTGCTAGATCTTCGTAGGCTTTTGTAAGCCCTTCGGGGTCGCTGTCGGCTATGGCTTTTGCTACAGCCTTTTGAGCTTTTGCCACGTCCTCGGACGCGTCGGCTACGGCTTTAACGTTTTCGGCGGCTGTCTGTTGAGCGTTGCCAAAACTAAAAGACGATTTAACAGAGTCGGAAACCGATTTAGCAAAACCGTCGAATTTCTTTACGGCTTCGTCGAGTACGCCGTTAGCTGTCTCGAGTGCTTTAGCCATTTGGTCGCGTAAAGCGTCTTTAAGTACCACAAGTTCGGCGGCTAGTTTCTTAGCTGCTTCGGCTAGTTTCTTTTTAGCCGCGTCGGCTTTTTTAGTTGCTTCTGTGTTTTTATCTGTTTTAGTTGTGTTGTCGTCTGTCGTGGTGCCTAAGCCTTTAAGCATTTTTTCGTATTGTGCTTGAGCTTCTGCTGCTGTTTTGGTAGCGCTTGTATTGTCCTTGTTTGCCTTTACGCTTCCGCTAATTTTCTTTGCCAATATGGCTAGGGTTGCGGCACCGGCTACGGCTGTTGCGATACCTATAACGGTTGCTACTTGTACGGCTGTAAACGATGTTGCTAATGCAATGTTGGCCGCTGTAGTGATTGCCGCAATAGCGCTAAATCCCGCCATGACGCCATTAACTAAAACAATGGCAGCAGCTAGGCCGCCAATAACGACGCCCATAGTTACGATTAGCGGGGCATTGTCGCTGGCAAATTCGGCAAATTTAGATAGCAAACCTACAGCAATAGCCATAACTGGTAAAAAGCCTTTACCGATATTGGTTTTAGCGTCTTTAATTTGTGCGGTTAAAATGCGTTGTTTGTTAGCTGCGCCGTCTGCTGTGCGGGCAAAATCACCCTGCTGTAAATTTGTCTGCTCCAGTATGAGCGCTTGCGCGGCAAGGCTTTTGTTTTGTGGCGTTAATGCGTCTTTGGTTGTTTTGACTAGCCCTAGCTCTAATGCTTTTGCGCGTAGGCTTGCGTCGTCTAGCAAGATACCGAAACGGCGTAACGGCTCTGCCTCCCCTCGAAGGCCAGCGCCTAAAGCTAGTACGGCATCTTCGGGGCTTGTGTTGTTAAATGATGCTAGGTCGGTGGCAAGCGTTGTAAATTTTACGGCCATGTTGCCCAGATCGGTGCCCGTTAAGCCAGCTGCGGTACCTAGTACGCCAAATGTTCCGGCGGCTTTTAGAGCTTCGGTTTGTGATTGACCTAACGACGTTGCGGCCGTTTTGGAAAATTCCATAATTGCGGTAGACGCGTCGCCAAAAATTACTTCGCTTTTGCTTGCTTCTTCGTTAAAGTCGCTGGCCATTTTGGCAGCACCAAACGCGGCTACGGCTAGACCGCCTAAAGCGGCGGCGGCGGGTAGAAACGCTTTTTTAAGGGCGTAGCCGGCTTTGGCAGAATTGCTATCTAGTTTTGCAAATTCGCGGGTTGCTTTGTCGAAACCTTTAGTATCTAGGCTCGAGAGAATTGGAATATTTAGAGCCATTAGCGGTACTCAATCTTTAGGTTTGTATTCATTTTGGCAGATACCCGGTCAATTATTTTGGATAGTTCGCCTTGTACTGCTGGCATGACAGCGACGACGCCGGGGGTAAGTGACCTAGACGCCCGAGGGTTAGGGCCTTCGCCTTCGGTTATAAGGTTTGTAACAAATTGCGAATTTTCACGAATACCGGCATGATCCCATAGCGCGGCGGCGGCGTCCTTTTGTTGAGCTATTAATAGCGCGTAAGGGCGAGCATTAAAATCTACGGTTTGTGTATAGGCATTGTTTACACGTCGGCCGTCAAGTATTAAAGGCTTGTTAAACGTTACGGTACGTTCACGGCTGGCGCGTTTACCTACAACCGTTTTAACACCGTCTAAAACGCTTTTAATGTTATAAATGGTTTCGTTACGGCCTTTAATCATTGAGCCTCGAGCCATACCCGATAGCGGGTAGTCCTTTGGGATCATTGACCGCGCCGAGTCTACGACCATACGTCCCGCGCCCGATTGTATGTCGGTAGTGATTTGGCGTCTAAACGTAGGGTCAAATTTGTTTAGTTCGGCCAAAGTTTGCTGTATGCCGAATACTTGAGCGCTAGCGGCGACGGGCATTAGCGCGCTCTCGCTCTCGGGCTTGTGTGTTTAGAACATCTACTACGGTTGCTAAATCGGCTGCGTCGAAATCTATCGACGGTGGCCAAAAATGCACCGCTACCAGCAGCTCGGCTAGTTGTCGGCGGTAGCTGCCGACTCTGTAGGGTTTGGGTTTTCACTATCTACAACTTCCAGCGCGGCGCACTCTTTAATAAATTGATCGAATGAAACCGGTACCACGATATTAGCCATTTTCGACGCTTCGTATGCCATGTACGCTAAGTGTTCCATAGCTACGCCGTTTGCTAGATCGCTGGCACGCATTTTGTATTTGCGTTCCCATAGCACTACAACCATTAGGTTTGTGGCTACTTCGTATACGCCGTCGTTGCGAGTTACTCGAATTGTTATATTCATGTCGGGCCTTTGTTTAGGTGTTTAGATTAGGATACGTCAAGCGAGTAAACCCCGCCGGTACATACGATATCCATAGTTGTTAGCTCTGAAAGAGCAAAGTTCACAGGTAGCGAAGCGAGAAACGTGCCGGTTAGGGTCATTCCGGGATTGGTTGCTGAATAGGTGCCCGGTGTTGCCGGTGCTTCGGGTGACACGATAACGGTAAAGGTTGTACCTACTAAACCGTTGAGCGTTGCCCATGTTTCGGTAGCTGCAAATGAGCCGTAAAACGACAAAGTTAAAGAGTGATCTCCGAGGCCTTTAACGTACTTGTTATCAACATCTCCAAACGCCGATGCGGTTAATTGCGCGTAATCTATCGAAAAATTTGCGGCCGTACATTGATCGCTCATATTTACAGAGTTAATAATTACATGCGGGTTGCTTAAAAGTGTGCTGGTAGCCATAGGGGTTAATCCTTTGTATCGGTTTCTGTGTCGGTGTCTGTCTCTGTTTTAGCAGATTTGGCGGCCTTAGTGGTGGAACCTTTGCCGATAAAGCCGCCAGCCAATAATGCTTCAATGTTTGTGCCGGCGTGGCGCGGGTCGGACGGGTCAAATTTTGCGCCTACGGTGCCGATGCGCTCGGAAAGAATAACGTACATTGTGTGCCTAACTTGTCTGTGCCTGAATGTTTATATTGAGATCGTAGGCGGGTAGCTCTACCCCGCCGATAATAGCCATAGTTGGGCGTCCATCGGTGACACCTAC